ATGACGAAATCACTGAGTTGAGCAATGCTTCCTGACCCTCTAAGATCGCTGAGAGTGACTTGTTTTCCATCTTCATGTCCCTTTCCTTGTTGAGGTCTCTTTAAATGAGAGACAATAAACATACCAATATTAAGTTCTTCAACTAATGACCTAAGTTGTGTCATGATATTATCTATTAATCTTCTTTCATCTCCACCTTCAATTCCGCTGACCATAATACTGAGATGATCAAGAACAATCCAAGACACATTGCAGGAGTGAACGAGATAACGCACACGACTAGCCAAAACATCAGCATCTAAACTCCCCCAATGATCATACAGATATAGTCTGTTATCTGCAAATACCTTTTCCCAAATACCTCTCCTGTACTCTTCATCTAAATCCTTTTCTAAATGTAACATTTTATTTGCTTCAATAGACATGAAGTCTACGGCAGCTTGTCTAACAGATTCCTCCAATGCAATATAACCGACAGTCTCACCCTTACTGAGAAGATAAGAAGCGATTTCTTTAACAGCTGTAGATTTACCTGCACCAGTTCCTGCACAGAATGTAACAATTTCACCTTTTCTAGCTCCTAAAGTTTTATCATTGAGTCCTTGCCAAGGATACTCATGATCACTAGCAGTCATAGGACAATTAACTAAGTCCCATGTGTCAGCTCCTGCTATGATACCATCTGGTCTGTGTACTCTAGCTCTCCAGATAGCATCTACTACTGCTGATCCTCCTTCTTCACATAGTAAGTCACTCGCATCCTTCTTTCCCAATCTGGCAATCTTGCAACGTCCTGGTGGGAATAATTCAGCCACTTCTGTAGCTGCTCTCTGGCCTGACTTATCCATGTCAAACATGAGTACCGTTTCTTCAAAGCCAAGCAACCACTCCAAATTTTTTGCAACAACTTTTTTTGCAGACTTGTCACCATTTGGAATGGAGACCACAGGCCACTTACAGTTCTGAGCTTCTGCAATACTGAGGGCATCTAATTCTCCTGTAGTTATACATATCTTTTTACCACTACTCCATAGGTGTTGACCCCAAAGATCAGAGCAGTTACCTAGGGTTCTAAAGTCTTTACCTTTAAGTCTAACCTTTTGTCCTACTACTCTTCCATCTCTGATAAACGCTGCAAGGTGGGCAGACTTTCCTTCGTACTTTCCAATTTTATACCCGAACTTCCTACAAGTAGATTCCGATATTTTTCTCTTTGAAATCTCCTTGAACTCTCCTGCAACTGGAGTAAAAGTTCCTTTATTCTTTGTTGGCTTGTTCTGATTATTGCTAGAAGGGCTACGATCACTATGCTCATAATGATCACAGTCAATACTAAAGCAGAAAGCGTGTCCATCATCATACCTCGCTAAGTTGTCTTTTGATCCACAGGAAGGACAGGGTTCATGTCTTAGGCAGACACTCTCTGAGCCAACTGTCTGGTATGCTTCCTTTGGAAAAGCTAAATCCATGTTTTTTGCACCACTCTCCATATGTTGTCTTGGCTCCCTTATATAGTTTTTGATTCGGGTTAGTAAAGACAAACCTTATATCTAACTGAGGGTGTTGCTCCTTAAGCAGAAGGTGTTTAGTTCTGTCTGACCCAAGGAACCTACCCTTAGTTTCGATATAAAACTTAACTCCTTTTCCTTTTAAAATAAAATCAGGAGTATAAGTTTTTACTTTAGGAGTATAAGGGATACGTTCAGTCTCATATTCCCACCGGACCTTAGCAGAGTTAAGCTGTGCTCCTACTGAAGATTCAAGTCCTGAACGATATCCCTCTTTCATACCCCTACGCAACTGACTACTAGAAATCCTCTTCATCTTCATCTACTGCTTCCTCTGCTTCTTTGAATTCATCTTTAGGTGCTACATAACTACCCTTCTCTTCACCCCAATCTGTACCAGAGTCTTTAGATTGATACTCTACAAGATCAAGCACCCGTACCTTCTTCATTCTTAAACTAACACCACCACCCATAGCATCATAAGGTACAGCTTCATATGCTACTTGTAATTTACTACCACCACCTATTGCAGCAATCATACGATTACCATCTGAATCTACCAAGATAGGCTTCTGATCCCACTCATCACCACCTTTAGTCCTGACATGGGCTTTCATCTTAAAGTTAGCAACATACTTCCCTGTCTTTTCTCCCTGATCATCTACCTCAGGTTTAATAGGGTTGTTTTTACCACCGTTCATAAGGGGCTTTACCACGTCACTAATCTTTTTAGTTGCAGCCTTATCAAAGATAAGTTTAACTGAGAATACTCCGTCAGCATCAAACTTAGTATCCGGTTTGTTAAGCCAAGGGTATACTGCAATTCCAGCTGGTGATACATGGGTTTCAAACTTTTGTTTTGCCATTATAATTCTCCTTTAATGTAGCGTTCAGCTCCCCCAAATTCAGGAACCTTTGTGCGTTTGCACTCTTCTCTCATTGTGTCTACCATCAGCATTACATCAGCAACGCTGTACAACTCTTCAAGTTTGTTATTGTATAAACAATTAAACACACTAAGAATTATAGCGTGTCTTTCTGCTTTACTATACTCATGTATTGAATCTACTACTGCCATCATTCCTGCTGACACATTCTTTACATTTGAATTAGCTAAAAAAGAATTCTGCATCTTTCACTTCCTCAATATTTAATTTACCATACTCAGGAAGACTTGGCAAATCTAAGTCTCCCTGTTCTTCCATAAATTTTTTCAATACATCTTTTTCATAAATGTCTACAAAGGTTTCTCTGAGCACTATACCTAATTGTTCAATGTCACAGGCATGAGTGCCAAAAGAATCATGTACTACAGAAAACGATTCAATACCATGATTATCTTTAGCATTAATTATAGTTTTCATAAGGTGACAAGCATCCAAACTATGAACAAAATTAGGAGCAATACCATTGACTTGTCTAAAATTGTGCATCTTCTCAGCATCGCTATGTCCTGCAAACAAAGAAGCCATCCGTCCATTTATTATAGTCTTAATTTGTTTTACTACAGACCTTATATACTTCTGCTTAACGACAAAGCCAGTAGGAAGAGTCCAGTATATAGGTCTTTTTAATTTGTTAGCAGCTTTAGCTACATCTTGTAACCACTTCATACCTTTTCTAGAAGAGACCACAACTCTACCAATAGCTGAATAGATATGAAGAGCCAAGTATTTACAATGAGGCCAGAGATCAGTCCCATTATCAATACCAGGAAATACCACACCTTTATCCATTTGCTTTTTAAGTTCTTCATGTATTTGATCCCTCATTCCATATAGGGTAGCTCCATAAGGAGTAGTCATTACTGGGCGTTTAACAAGGGAACGAGATAGACAACCACCAGTACCCCATAGAGTAAAATCAGGGTTATTGTCCAGAACCATTCCATTCTCTGCTTCTTTTCTAACAATTTCATAGATATCCTCCGGTTGATCGTGATTGATAAGGTTAGTTGCAGAGCCTCCAACGTCATCTCTTAGCATAGCAGAAAAATGTTGGAGACCATTGCAACTACCATCCACCGTGATAGGAAGATGAGATATGTAATCCTCATTGTTGTTACAACAAACATACTCAAAGCAAGCCCTAAGGAATTGCCAAGGTTTGTCTGCATCCATCCATTCACGATTTCTAAGAGGATCAATACCAACTCTCTGTATTAAGTCCTCGTTGTTTTCAGTCCACTCGAACCTTTCTTCCAAGGATGCCTTATCGAACCCCCAAGTATTGCTGACGTGTACCTTGAGCCATGACAATCCTGAAGAACCCAAAGCTTTTCCCGTAGAGAATTCCAACAAGCCTTTTGCGGAATCTTCACCTTGGGGATTGAGGAAAGCTGTGTTGGCATACATACGTCCACGAAAGTCCAAGGTATGAGGGAAATAGATAGCTTTCTCATCCTTGAATTTCCTTGTCATCCACATTAACTGAGCAAACTGTATACGCTTTGTTTTTAACCTGACATTCTCTGAATGTAGTAGTGTAGCTCTTCTTTTCCATTCTATTATTTCTTCCTTTGTCCCTGTTTTAGGGTATGGCTCTTCCATGTGTCTTTGTCCAGATTCAGGGACAACCTTACACATTGATTGATTGTCATATAAGGCCTCCATAACTTCAAAGACCTTACTGTTAATTCTCCACCCCGTCCCTTGTACAATATTGGTTGCATGGAACACCTCCTTTAAATTAGTGTTATCTAATTGTTGAAGATATGCTGCATCTGAAGATTTAACTAGGTTCATCTTAGTGTACTGGTAGTAGCCACCTGTATACACACTATCCCATTTTCTAGGGTAAATCAAACAAGGCATCTTAACTGGACTAAGTAATTCACATACACTATTTTTATTATCTATCCATTTAAGACTAGCCTCAGTAGCTTCTAACCAATATACTTTTTTAAACTTCTTATGATTGTCATTAGTATGTTTCTTAATTTCAAATAATTTGGTATGTTCACAAACCATTTTGATAAGCAATACTCCCATCCTGGTTTTATCTGAAGTTAACCAGTTATGCCACTCAATACCAGCTTTGTTAGCTGAATGGACAAGTACTCTTTTTTGTTTCCTGTAGTTGGTAGTCCTCTTAGATAAGTCTCTAGTAACCACACCAAATAAAGGTGCGTTCTCTTTAGCAAATGCTCTAAACCTTGTTTCATCCTCTATGAAAGACCCAATCTCTAAAGCTACCTTGACTAGTTTAACCGGAGTGGACAAGTGGTTAACACAAGCTTTCAAAGCTAAGAAAGCGACTACCTCAGAAGACACAGAGTTAGTCAATAGCTCCATCACTTCTTTTTCACATTGGATAGGTTCACCTTTGATATAGTCTAGCTTCAGTTTATCTAAGGCTTTACTTATTTTCCCACAACCTTTACGAATGAATTGAATACCGGCAGGAGTAGTAGACTCATGTTTACCTTTTCTAGCCTCTGTATTTTCGTGACGATACCTTTTAACTCCTAAGGTTATCATTTCTTCTTCTAAAAGTTTCTGCCTGTGTAGCACTATCGTAACCCCCACATAACTAAAGTTTTGCGGATACCGCAAGTAACAGGTGTCACTCTGTGTCTCCATCCAGCTGGAAAAGAAGTAACCATACCTCTTTCTTTTTCGATCAAATGCTGACCAAAATGGTTCTCCACTTCCAGAAGACCACCCTTGTAATCTGTGGGTTCACTCAACTGAAGAACACCTGATATAACCCTGTTACTCACGATCTCATCATTAGCACCCAGATCCCTGTGCCAATCGTAGTGGCCCCCTACATGATACACGCTATACTGAAATGATTGTAGCATTGAGATAGGCTCTAGCTTCCACAACTTAGCCATCTTTTTGAATATCCAAGCTGTGTCTTGGGTGTGATGTACCCAAGCTATCTTGGTGTTTCTTTTTTTGTGCTCTACTGCATCTTTTCCATCCACCAGGACTGCACCTTCTACTAACTTTAAGGAATCACCTAGTTCTGTGATCTTGTCTAAATCTTCTGGAGTATATAGTCCTGAGTGGTGTCTTAAACTCATAGGGTTATTCACTTTTTTTACCTTTAAAATAAGCTTCCAAGTAGATATACCCTAGTCCGACATCAATTAAAATGAAGCCATATTGTTTTGTATATATCCACATGGAAACCCACAAGACCTGCCCTATCCATCCAACAATAGGGCCAGCCTTGTGGCCTTGAGCTAACAATCTAATGGCTACTAAAGCCCATATAGATAAAAAGCTCTCAATCCAGATCATTTACTACTGCTTCTGTTTCTTCGTTTACATACAAGTGAGACGGAGAGTCTCCTGCACAGACAGCGTCCATACCATGCTTTGCTATCTGACACTCTTCAAGAGTAGAGTGAGTTGATTCATATCGGTAAGAACCGGAGTCAAACCAGGATGGATTGACAAGGTAAGAAGTAAAGACGGTGAGTACCATTGAAGCTAAAGCTGTCATAGTATTTCTCCTAGTACATTTGGTTTAAGAGAGTTTCAATCGTAGCTACGTTACCACGAGCTATGTCATTGAATTTTTCCTCTAAGTCTTGAATCTGTCTGTCTCTATCTTTAACCATTCTTGTAGCTCGTTCTACTACTTGTGCTCTAGTCTTGCAAACATCAAATAAATCTTCATACCACTCATTACTAGGCATCCAACTCATAGTGTTACTCCTTATGTTTGTGTGTTTTTGTTATCGTGGTTCTCCAAGGCCCACGCACCATAACTGGAGTGCTAACATCAGTTAAGTAGCAAGTCTCCTGCCCCATCGACTCATTGTAGTACACCT